TTTTGTTTCTTTGCACCACGTAATTTACCATCTATTTGCTGTGTCATTTGAGATCTACCTATTGTCATACTAAATCCTTTGCTTTTCCTATAATTGGTTTATATTTAGTTCTACCATCTTCTTTAAATGCTCGCAAGAATTGTTTTCTGGGTTTTTCACTTACATAACTACAGTGAACCCAACCACTATTAGGTTCTCCTGGTACATAAAATTCTAAAATCATTTGATCAAAATCTAAATTCTTATAAATCCAATCTGCAACTTCAGCATTATCTTTACCTGGACATTCAAAGTCACAAGCCTCTGCTTTACAATGTTGGCTAGTAATTGAGCTACCTATTTTAAGACATAGGTCTGGGGTACGAAATCCACTAGTCACGGATACTGGGCCAAAGTGATCACGAACTGGTTGTAAAATATTTTCACAAAGTAATTTTAATTTTTCAATTTGATTAGCATTAGGATTATTATCAATTCCTAATCGTATCGCAGTGTCCGATTTAATTAGCTCTTGTAATGTAAAATTACGTGAAAGGTTCATTATTTTGATTTTATAATCTTGTCTATACTTATACTACCGTCTATATTTTTTTCAACCTGTGCTTCAACTTCGCCACACATAAAACGTTTATCATTCATATCCATGTTCCGTGTCGCTTCACGTTTCATCTTTAAGCATGTAGAGATATCGGGTTGAATACGATGTTCAATTAATTGACCACCTATAAATAAACAAAGTGCAATAACTGTTTGTACCATTAATGATCCCCATTTAATTTACCAATATTAGCTCTTACACTATCTTTCAATTTTTCTGTATCAATTCTTAATCTCTCTACATCCATTTGTAGTCTTTCAATATTAACTCTATTATTCATCATACCATCAACTCTTATTGTTAATTTTTCAAGTCCTTCAGCAATGTGTTCTAATAACATAAACTGTTCTTGATCAATTGGTTTTTGTGCTGATGCTTCTAATAAGTCTTGTTCAAATAATTTGTTAGCTGTCTCTAATGCATTCAATCTTTCAATTACACCGAATGCAAACCACGCACCTACAATTACGGCTGCGATCAACCCTATTAAATTACGTAACGGAAGACCGATACTTGTGTGCTCATCGATTTTTATTGACATGATAGGCACTCATCAGAACTAGAATCTAATTCAGCTAATGCCTCCTCTTTACAATCCTGACTACAGAATTGATCTAGCTCATCTTTTGGTTGAAACTCTTTTTCACACTGTTTACATTTACTCATATTAACCCCATAGCCATTCTACAAATTTTTTCCACCACTTTTTCATTTTAACCTCCTTATTTAAAACTAATATTCCTTTGTGATCGCATCTATCACAAATACATGTCCCACATTGATTACTACTAACAAAATAACCCTGTCCAACACAATGACACCTATGGCCACAAAGTTTACAATAAACTTTAGACATTAAATGCCCTGTAATCTAGGATCGTTTGAAGTAATATTTTTTACAGCTTTAGGTCTAGCAATAGATTCTTTGCTTCTTTTTCTAAGAATAGCTAATGCAGATTCCTGCTTTCTTTTACTGTCTATCTCTTTTTTTAAATCCCATTTAAAATTCATAATTAATCCTTTTTATCAATTATATCATAAAATATTCTGTCAGTATCTTCTGCTACAAAATTTTTATTTTCCGCATCCCAGTAAGTATTTTGGACTTTATAGTCAGGCCAAGATGTATCAGTAGTGTAGTGAGCAACATGCCACAGAATACGATTATTAGGCTGAGCTGCATAATTCCCGTTATCAAGAGCCAGTATATGTGCACACTTATGTTCTTGAGGTATTTCAGAATGTTCAACATCCAAAGTGGCGGGATCAGGATGAGCCCAATCAATAGTAAATAAATACTGTCCGTGATAAAACTTTTTATCAACCCCCAAATATTTGCCATTCTTACCTTCTAAAAAGCTAAAAGCAATAACGCTAGGATAATAACTGAGACTGTTCCACAGTTCCAACTCGTGCGTCTGCATATTCGGCACATTGGCTCTATCATACGATTTTTGGAAAAACGCTGAGATAGGCAAACGCCAAAAGCACGCCCCATTAGGTAACATGATGTTAAACAAGATTGAACGACCTGGTATTGATGTGGTAGCGAAGATAACACACTCTTCACTTTCTCCGTGATGTTCTTTAAGATCATAAAGATACTCCTTTCTTACTTTGCAATAAATTGGTGGTATGTTAGCATTTAAATAAGACATTGTACATTATAATAGTACCAAACCTGTCTCTCTATTCAAGTATTTATATTCTATTTTAGATGTATTAAAATCTTGTTTTATCTTGTTACATATTTTCTCATGGTCAAACTCACCACAGCTATAAACATCAAACTGCATTAACGCAGGTTTAACTTCATCCCAAACATGCATAGCAATATGTGAAGTTTCAATAATAGCAACAGCAGTAATGCCTCTATTGCCAGGCATTGTACAATATTTAACATATGGACCCATAAACACTTTCATGTCTATTTCCATAATAAAATTATTTAACCAACTCTTTAAATAATTTTCATCTACTGGGGGATTATCTGCTTCTGCACGAATAATAAGATGCTTGTGCACCAACAGATTGTTTTTCATTTAGCACTTCCAACGTCTTCTAGCTTGTCGGATTCTTGAATTTGGATCGTTTCTAGTTTCTGCAGATGATCTTTTTAATTGTCCTGCTGATCTAGCACAATATGATTTTCTTCTTTTTGCAGCTGCTGATCCAGGTTTAACTTTACCTGTAACTGCTGTTTTTAATTTTGATCCTGGATTTGCTCTTCTGTATGCTGCAACACCTTTTGCAGTCATACCTGCACCTGATTTAGTAGAACGATAATTACCTGCAGACTTTCGTCTTGAAGGCATACCGCCTTTTTTCATGGAGTTAACAAGTTGTAAAACGGATTCTTGGTAATCCATGGTAACCTTTATTTATCGATTAATACTGTACACTTAGCACTTGTAATAGCATTACAAGTCATAAAACCTTTGAATAGAATTCCATCTTCAGGAAGGTTAAGTGTTAATACATCTGCTGGTAAAACTTCAGTTGTGAACTGAGTTCCATTTTCATCTTGTAATACAACTGAACCTGTGTCTGTAGTTGTAGTTATATTAGTTAAAATAATTCCTCTTAATCTAGTACGGCCACCGAACACCGAACCTGCTGCTGTAATCTGTACTGCTTTAACGTCACCTTTTGCTGCCATAATATCTCCAATTATAACTTATAAAAGATGGGGCGTAAAGTACGCCCCATCATAATAATTAACCTTACGCTCCTGGAGATCCGAAGATTCCTCTAGGGTCAGACCAACCGAAGCTGTATCTTTCTCTAGCTTTGAATCTAACGTTACCAGTATCGAAATCACCTTCAATAGCTGTTTTGATAGGACTTCTTACGAAGTTCTTTAAGCCATTAGGTGCATCAGTCATGATGAAGAATGCATCAGTGTCAGTTAAGAAGTGATTAACTCTGTAACCTTCTGGAATCATTCCCATATTCATCATAGCGTTGATGTCGTTTCTAGCGTAGTCACTACCTGTTAGAGTAGTAGATAGAGGAGTTTTCATTACTCTCTCAGCAGTAAATTGTAATTCTTTTGGAATTATCATTTTTCTGCCTTGAATAGCAATTTTTAAACCTCTTTCATCTACGAAAGACGCAATATCAATTAGAGATTGCTCTAATGATGTTTCGTTAAGGTCTGCTGCAGTAGAAAGTTCATTTCTGAAAGTTCCACCAGTTGCTAATGGGTGGTTTGTTGTACAAAGTGCAACACCGTCACCACCGTTATAGCTTCCACCTGTATCAAACGCATTGTTTAGTACAGCTGCTGCTTTAACTTGTTTAGTGTTAGCCATTGATCTAGCTAACGCTCTTGTATATCTAGACGCAAGTCTGTCATACAGGTTGTCCTCAATCGCTTCTTCAGTGATTGCGAAGCCTAATGCTACAGTCTCGTGAGTGTATCTAGAAGTGAAAGATTCAGTTGCTTGATCGTAAACAATTCCTGCTCCTTCTTGCTTCGTTGCTGCACTTCCGAAACCTGATAACATTACTTCTTCTTCAAAAGCTCTGTCTGAAGATTCAGACATGAAGATTTCTGCATGTTCGTTCTCGTATCTGCTATACTCCAGGCCAAATAGGGCATTTAAACCTGGTTCTAGTTCTTTAACTAGTTGTGATCTACTTATCGCCATAGTTTATT